CTTTCGGGGGACCTCTTATCACTCACACTTCCGTCCGACCCGGACGGCTGGAGCCCCTCATGAAAGATATTTTAGCCACGGCGGGTGCACTAGTAGCCCTGCTACTTGTTGCCTTCGTCGTCGTCAACGTTTCTTTCTGGGTGCTCAAGTGAGGATAGCTATCGTCGTCATTCTTGACAACGGTGTGCGTTCGGAGGAATCCGTAATCGCACTGACCACCGGTGACGGTGCGCTAGTCTCTAGCAAAGAACTAGCACGAGCAGTTCGCTCGGCCGCTGAGTCTTTGGGAGTTTCTCCTATTGAACTTGGTATGGCACTGCAGCAACTCGAGTCCGACTACGCTTCGCGAGCGAAGCCCGTGATGCGAGTTGCGCAGCGTTGGGGTGTGTAATGGCATTGCCAACGTCCGGTCCGTTCCGCACCTTGAGAGATACAGAAGCGGAATACGTGGACGTCTATAAGTACAAGCAAAAGAGGCCTTTCAACCTCGCGCTTCCTTATACGGCCAGCCACGGCAAACTCGTCAGTAAGAACGGATCCTTCACCTTCTCGGCCCGGTCGCCCTTTTCCAAGGGGTTTGACTGGTCCAAAGAGCGTGCGCAGTGTGAAAACCTTGCGTACGAGCGCTTTAAGGGCGCTGTGTCGGATCGCGCTTCTATGGGCGAGAATCTGGGTCAGCTTGGCTCTTCGGCCCGGCTGATTGCTGAGCAGGCAGGTGTGGTATTAGAATCGCTCCGGCGGTTGCGTCGTTTAGATGTCTCGGCGTTCGCGCAGTGGATGAGTCGAGGTTTCGTTAAACGGAACTCTCGTTTCGCCGCTGCTAAGACTCTCGAGATAAACTTCGCGATCGCCCCGGCAATTTCTGATATTTTCTCTGCCGTAGAAATTCTGCAGTCTCCTGTAAAGGATTCAATCGTTCGCGGGCGTGCTCACGTGCCATTTTCTGGCTTCCGAAGCATGCCTCAGTACACGAACGTGATGTCTGCAGTAGTGTCAGTTGAAATTGGTGCTATGATAGAGGTCACAAACCCGAATCTACACCTAGCTGATGCAATGGGTCTTATCAACCCCGCGCAGATCGTTTGGCAGCTGCTTCCTGGGAGTTTTCTGCTTGACTGGTTCATTCCCGTCGAGCTTTTCCTAGGGGCGGCCACTGACTTTTGTGGGCTTACGCTCACGAGGTCTTACTCCACGGTCTGTATGCGTAATGGTTATTTTACTGAAACCTGGATACCATACCCATGGTCCGGGTCAAGTAAGTTCCATTACATGGAGCGGAAGTTAGGAATCATTACGCCTAACCTCTCCCTCCGACCGCTTAAGAATCCAAGCTTAAAGCGCGCCGCTAACGCGGTTGCTCTTTTGGTGCAGGCGTTCTATAAGTGACGTGTAACCCATCCTTGATTAAAGGTAACAACCATGCCAACAATGGCAAGTATCACCGTCAAGAAATATGACGGTACAACCGACATCGTCTACGACGCTCTGTCGGCAGCAGGTGGCGATTCCTCGCCGGCCGTGTGGCGCCAGGATACTGGCGCCGCAGCGGGTCTCCCGGTCGGACTCCGCAATCTCTTCAAGCTGTTGACGACTTGGAACGGTCCGAAGACTGCGCGGCAAATGAAGATCAACTTCGTTTCGCCTTACGCGGTTCAGGACACTACCACGACTGTTTACAGCGCGAAAGATCGCATCGTGTTCGACGGCATCATCACGCTCCCGCAAGGGGTTCCTGCTACTGCCATCAACGAGGCTGTGTATCAGTGTTTCAATCTGATCGCAAGTACGTTGGTTAAGCAGAGCGGTGCCTCTGGCTACGCTCCTAACTGAGTAATTAGGTAGGAGTCGAGCATGATGACAGATGCGTTACCAGGTGAACTGGTGCGTATGGCTTCTCTCTATTTTGAGGGCCTCGGATCCCCGATTTCTTCTAAAGCCTCAGAAATGATGTCTAAGGGAGATTGGGACGGTCTCGCGCGGTTAAGCGTAGACCCACGTAGTTACTCAAGTGCGCTTGCCTACGCCTGCGACAACGCAGCGTGTACGCTCTTCAAGAAGCTTAAACAGCTTCCGTCGAGCATTGACCGCCGCTCTGTAGCAATACAGAAATGGTGGCAAGGTGAGCACGATTGTTACCGAACCAACCAACGATTGAGCCCATATACTCTCGAGAATCGGAATTCCTCCGACCGAGAGCCGGGTGTTGATGAGTTCCTCTCATTGACAAGAAGAATCATTCGCGGGTGGATTGGACACACGCCTCCTCAGCTTGCTGAAGGGCGCCACGGTCCCGGTGCTACGTTCTCCGATAGGGGCAGGAAGACCACTGTACCTGACAAAATGTCAAATGACCCGTCACTCACGTCTGACGCCGTTTGGTTCCTACCGCAGTGGTTGGGAACCCAATGGGGAGCGAGTTTCGCTCAACGTCAGGGAGAGTTTCAGGTGTCCCGTGGCAATCGTTTTACGACGGTTGCTAAGACAGCGTTGACAGACCGGAGCATCGCTTCGGAACCATCTATCAACGTTTTCTATCAGCTTGCCCTTGGTAGGGCTATGCGTGACAGACTACGCAGAAACGCTGGTTGGGACCTTGACGTGGCCGAACAAATTCATAGGCAGGTCGCCTGTGAATCTAGTAAGACACGTGAGTTTGCCACACTCGATCTCTCGAATGCAAGTGATACCGTATGCAGTACTCTCGTGAGGTTGCTGCTACCACCTGAATGGTTTAGTCAACTCGACGACTTACGATGTAAGTTTACAGAGCTAGACGGTCACTGGGTGCGGCTAGAGAAATTCTCTAGCATGGGTAACGGATTCACGTTCGAACTCGAAACAATTATCTTCGCCGCGCTAACTTGCGCCGCTGTCCGGAAGGGTGGCGGCTTAGGCGTGCTTGGCGTCGACGTATTTGTTTTCGGAGACGACATAATTATGCCGACCGTGAGGTTCGCAGAAGTGGATCCGGTCCTGCGGTTCTTTGGCTTTACGCTGAATAAGGAGAAATCCTTCTTTGGCAACGAGCCCTTTCGTGAAAGTTGTGGTGGTGATTACTTTGACGGCTTCGCTGTTCGAGGGTATTACCTAAAACAACTCGCACGTGGACCGCAAGACTTAATATCATTCGCCAACGGTGTCCGCGCGATGAGGGACCGGCTTGAAGCTTTAGGCTTCGATCCGGGACTTCGCGCGTGGTTCGCTATTCTCGACTGCCTCCCTTCAAATATCCGACGATGCCGCGGGCCAAGAGCCCTTGGTGACGTCGTGATTTGGGATGAGCAGTCGAGGTGGAACACCCGTTGGAAGAATGGTATCCGGTACTTAAATTGCTTCAGACCATGGAAGATGAGGGTAACCCCATTCTCCGTGTTTGACGGCAATGTTGTACTGGCTTGCGCGACTTATGGGACAGGCAACTATCGTGGGGGTGTTATCCCACGCGATGGTGTTATGGCCTATAAAGTCGGTTGGGTGCCGTTTTCCTGAGACCCCTGCCTCTTCAGGTA